TTAATGAACATTCGTCGCCGAAAACGGGTCTGTATCATTAGCGTGATGCAGTCTCTGCAAAGGATCTTGTTGATAAAATTGACAGAAACGTTGCCACAATGAAGGGAAACGAGGAGCAAAAAGTTCTGGGGCGCTAAAGAAATATTCAGAAAGTACGGCAAAACATTCAGCAGGATCACTGGCAGCATAAGCATCAATGCTCGCCGCATTCTCACCAACTAATTCGATTTCTTCCTGAATGTTGTTCATTGCAGCATGAAGATCGTGTTCCCAGCCAGCAACCTCACGCAACGAAATAAAGGGAACTCCGCTGGCGCGATCGCCGTTACGGGTGTCCAGCTTATGAGCGACTTCATGAATAATCAGGTTAAAACCAGAAGCATCAAAAGAATCTTGTATATCCAACCAGTTCAAAACGATAGGCCCTTGCTGCCAGCTCTGACCTGACTGAACAATACGTTGGTTATGCACCAGACCGATATCGTCTTCCCATTCATCATCGACCACAAATGGCGCAGGATAAATTAAGATTTCATGAAAACCATCCAGCCATTCCAGTCCTAACTCCAGAACGGGCAGGCAAAATAGAAGTGCTATCCGGCAGCTTCTTAATGAATTCAGCTCAAAGCCCTGTAAAGGAACAAGCCGTTTTTGCTGTAAAAAACGTTCGGCAAGAGCGACCAATTTGCTTTGTTCCTGTTCTGTCAGACACGTTAAAAGGGGGATCGATAGTGCTTCCTGCCAGGGAAGGGCAGTTTGATGTGCTGATTCTTGTACTTTCCAGGGCCACTTAATCATCGTTTTGCTCGCAAACTCGTCACTTGAACAAAATTGCACGGACAGGGACTGTTAAAATGCCAAATTTCCTGGCATCATGGCAACCATCTGAACGGAGAGATGCCGGAGCGGCTGAACGGACCGGTCTCGAAAACCGGAGTGGGGGCAACTCCACCGGGGGTTCAAATCCCCCTCTCTCCGCCAAAATTCAATCACTTACACATCATTAAGTCAGTGACAAAAATCACACTTGGAATTACTTGGAATATTTTCTTGGAATATTATCAGGTAACGGGACATCAAGTGTTGGTGAAACTTTAACCTTTCTGTCATAGATTAGCACTTGCCCTTCGGTTTTGTGACCAGAGAAAAGTTGCTTATCCCGGCTGCTTCCTTCATAGTCTGAAATTCCTTTCGCCTTCAGATCATGAAAGGTGAAGTCGGTTAAAATACCTGAAATTTTGCCTGCGTGATTTCTTGCTTCTACCCACATTTCGTTAAAACCTTTGTACATATATCGGTTGCCATATTGATTGCTGATTACATAGGCAGATGTTGGTAACTGTTTTGCTTTTTCGATCGCCGCCTGTAATCGTGGACTCCATGCTTTTATCTGTTTTTTCCCTGTTTTCCCTTGCTGGATAAAGATCCCGTCGTTTCCAATCTGCTCCCATTTCAGTGATAACACATCGGAAACCCTCGCTGCACACAGATAGGCAATTTCCATTGCGATAAAAACAGGAAGAGGTGCAACACTTAATACTGCCTGGTATTCTTTGTCGGTTACATATCGTTCGCGGTTTTTGGCCTTGAATTTACTTACACCTGCACATGGGTTACCCTTCACGTACCCTCGCTCATACCCCCAACTGTAAACGCGGGACATACTGCTTTTTTCATGGTTGGCTTGCGTTTTACTCTGTTCCCCTCTCTTGTCCATGTATCGACGGATGTGTTCTGGTTTTATGGAATCTGCCGGCACCTTACCGAATACGGCAAGCAACTTTTTTTGATGTTGCAGATAATCTTTTTGTGTTCTTGGACTGAGGTCACTGTAATAGGCGCTGGCGAGGAATTTTTCCCACAAGCGACCGAATGTCATTGCGCGATCGCGATTATTTACAGTTTCCTCATACTTTTTCCATAAAGCAGCTAAACCATCCTTGATGGCGGTTAGTGTGACAGATTCTCTGGATGTTGGTTTCCATACATAACTATATTTATTTGGGTATACATTTGGAGGTAATTTTTCGTGTTCAGGATTTTTCCTTCGTCTTCCCATCAGATTGCACCAAAATTCGGCTCTACCTCGCGCGGTGGTAAAGTTTTATTGCAGGTAAATAGATCCCGGCTGACAATCGGTTTGCCACTACGATTGGTATAGAACGGAAGCCCGTTTTCCATTAACCATTTTCGCTGGTGGCTTGCATATTTGCAGCCCGTTAATATTAGCAATTCATCTTCGGTTAAAAATAAGCTGCTCATAGCCATATCTCATAACCGCCGCTAACTATATACGGTTAGCGGCAATTAGGGTTGAACATTAAAAATCAGCCTGACTCGGGATCAGTTTTTGCCAGATAGCTGAAACGTATTTTGCTTGGTAACGAGCGTCATCAAGTGCATTATGGCGCTCACCTTCGAATGGGATAGCAGTTCTGGCATCGAAGTCTATGGCTTTCCCCAGCTCAACGATTGTGCGTATATCGCGATCGTTGTAGTAACGCCACGGGCAGGGGATCCCCTGCCGTTCGTATGAACGGCGCAAAATCGTGTTGTCGAAGTTTGCTCCATTTCCCCAGACCTGAACAAAAAATTCACCGGAGTTTTCGTCGATAAATTCCCGCAATTGTAACAGTGCATCATCTAACGGGATTTCATCGGTCATAATGGCAGATTGCGCTTCGCGTGATTGCTTAAGCCACCATTTAATGGTGTCCCGATCAATGACTCCGCCAGCAGTTTCCAGATCGACAGTCTTACTAAATTCCGGTCCCATATCTCCGGTTTGCGGATCGAAAAATATTGCACCTATTGAGATAATCGGGGCATCAGGATTTTTTCCCATGGTTTCAAGGTCGATCATCAGATGAATCCCCGCTCTGCTGGTGGATGTGAGATTATGATGACCGTTCATCTTAATTAAGGGATCTGACGCCTCGCCAGTTTCACTATCGCTGGCATGATGCTGATTGCCGCCAGTGTTCTCCTTGTGCTGATGCGCAGTGCCTTCCATTTCCTCCGGAACATTTTCCTGAACTTCAGGCTGATTCTCTTCATCGAATATTTCCTGGTATGTTGCGTCGCCCATCACCGCACCACAATCAGGGCAGCTACCGCCGCCGGTCTGACCGCAGGCGGTGCAGGCTTTTTCCGGCTCCTGTTGCGCTACTGGTTCAACCTGTTTCGTTTCTGGCTCGTTTTGTTGCGCATTTGGGCTGTTTTGTTCCGTTTTTTGGTCGTTCTGTTCCGATTCTTGCTGGTTCTGGTTTACAGAGTCGCGGGTTTCAATCCCCTTCACCCATTTCGGATCATTCGGGTCGCTAATCCCTGCAACAAATTCTCCGCGAGAGGCAGCAAGCAACTTATCGGCGTCAGGCTGGCTGATATTGGCTGCCTGCATAATTTTGTTTACTTCTTCAGCGGTAACTTTTACCGGCTCTGGTTGTGCGGTCGTGTCAGATGCACCAGTATTTTGTTGTGAACCTGAGTATGTACTGTTTTTGCGGGCAAAATATTCTTCTTTCGTGATTTCAGTAGCCCCTGCAGTCAGCGCCTTATTCAGACCAGAAAGTTTGTTTGCGCGACCATATTTTTCGCCATCCTTATCTGTGAAGAGGAAGTAGAACGGCCCTTCACGCTCTACAGATGGTTCGACTTCCACTTTGCATTCGGTTTTTTCGTTGTCCGGAATTGCCGTTTCCACTGCATCAGTTTCTGGTACTGGCGACGAGAGAGTATCAGTTGCGCTCTGATTTGTTCCTTCATCTTCAAACACGCCCTTTGTAGTCAGATATTCAGTAATGTATTTGTTCAGTGCCACAGGGGTTTTGTGAATGTCGATCGGACGTTCACGGACAAGGCCAAAAATAGTCTGGCGGTCGTAGCGAAGGGCATCAGGCTGTTTGCGCATTGATGCCGAGATACGCTTCCAGTCTTCGCGGTCGTTGTCGATAACTTCATTTTTTGCCCAGCGATGGATGCTGCCGTCAATGTTTCCGGCATCAATGTCACCAGGCCACAGAGCGTAGGCCAGTTCATCATCCAGTGTTTTCCATGTCTGCTTGTATTCGCGACGAATGGTGGCAGTGGCTGGGGGGATTTTCGCTACTGAGTTTTCAGTGTTCTGCCGGTTGACTCTGGCGCGGGCAAGATCAACAACAGACGTGTATTTCCCGGTTTCTTTGCGTTCGGCTTCGCGACGTTTTTTCCAGGTGCGTAATTCTGTCTGGATCTCAGGCCATTTTGCTCCCGGCTTACATTTATGTTTAACCCACCCGATGGCGAGCAGCTTGAGCTCTGAATACATGACGTTAACTTCAGGCATTTTCATCAATGCCTCAACGATATGCCCGTCGAATGTTGCCATGTCCTCCTGCAGTAATTCCTGAGCACTAATCACCATATCAACGGTGATGTTTTCACATGTACCGAACTTAACCAGGACCGCGTTCTGTACTTCAAGGGACAGCTTGTTAAAATTGACGTTCATCGGATCGGATTCTGGTTCGACCGGAATAAAGGAAGCGGATTCCTCATCCCAGCGGTTTTCCTGCATATATTCGGTATCCCAGGAGTCGATAGCAGGGCGGGGCATGCCGGGTTTATCCTCGCAGACAAGAAATTTATAAGCGCAGTCCTGAGCAGCCGGATATTGCTCCAGGAATTGCCAGGTAAATTTGGCACGGGCGCGGCGTTCGTCACCGGCTTCAATGGCAGTGGCTACAGCAATTGCACCTTCTTCCTTTATTGCCTGTTCGTCCGGAATGGCGGCGCAAATAAAGACTTTACTCATTTTGTTTTAACCTCATGACATATTTAAGGATGAACAAATCCCTGCCATTGCTGGCATATAAGAATCAAATCTGATGTATTCATTAAGCTGAATGTCGTATTGTGGCAGTTATTTTATTACTGCTCACCATGACTCTGCTTTTACAGGTAAACCATCACGACCAAGGAAGACTTTTATCATGGTTTCCTTAATACAGTGTTGTGTGGAAAAATCACGAATATAGAGCCGTTGTTTTTTAATGTTGTTTACCGAAGCAATATATGTTCTTCCTTTATGAATAACATAATCACCGGGAGTCACGCACTGACGAGGAATCTCATCAGTTCCGAAGTGATGAGCAATCATAATTATCTCCATTTTTACAAATGAACTTTGTTGATGCGGTGCCTGGTGCCTCCAGGTGACGTTAACCAGTTAACAATTAACGCCGGATACAGAGAATCCACCCATAACACTGTTTTTGGTTTTAACTGTTCCGCGTGCGCTTAGCCGCATTCACCGCATCACAAAATTCACTTTAAAAAGGGCGGCAGAGCAGTCACGGAGTAAAACTGATACCGCCAAACGCCACCAGAAAATTGATAACAGAGGGCGTTGTAGCGGGGTTGTCACTTAAGCGTATGGTCAACCTGACAACCCGGTGTCCTCAACGGGGAAGGAATAACCCCGCCATACTTACCGCCGCGCCATTTCGCGGAGTGCCACAACCGGAAGCGCACGGTCGAATTAAATTTAACGACACCGTACAGAGAGACCAATTTCGCCGTGCGCTTTCGCGTTATGCCTTGGCTTTTCAGGGATATATCCTTTCAGTAAACTGTCAGTACCGGATTCTTATCCGTGTCCGGCGCACGACCACACGTGACAGCGTGTTGGTCTCCATTTTTAACCCAGAACCTCAATGGAGGATAAAATGCCAAACAAAAAAAGAAATCCGCTTATTGAAAAACAGATTGAATGCCTGGTAAATCAACTCAGGCAATCAGGGTTATTAAAAACTCATTCAGAGTTGAGGCTCACAGAATCAGCATTCGACGATAAATTAAATAATGTCCTTTATAATGGCATTATTGATTTTAATCGTTCTGTTGGTCGCCGCGGCCCTGCTGGTGTTTCCTTATAATTACCAGTCAATCCAGAGCGGACCGTGTTCAGCGTAAATATAACTGTACACATCCAGATTATATTTGTGGTCTGTTAAGAACAGGCCGCAAATACATGCCGAAGCTTCCAGGGCAGCGGCTCTGTTACTGAATAACCATGTAGCAACATTCCAGCGTTTTTCTGCATCCCAGTCTTTCTCAAGGCCTGATACCATGAAGAAACCGTTAGTGTTGCCATCAAATAATTCTGTTTCCAGATTTTTAAGCAATGCCTGATGGACTCTTGCCAGGTATTCCGCCGGAATTTCGCCACGAATTCTGATGAGATTGTCATAAACAAACATGTTCCCCGCATATGGCGATTTTTCTTTCTTGTTTTTTAAACCAGCATCATGAGCAAACTGATCAATTTCTTCTTCCGTTGGTTTCGTATTGATGTTTTGCGCTGTCGTTTCTGCAATTTTATTTGCCACACTCTCTGAGTCGTGTTTATTTACAGACGCACAGAAATACAATCCGGTAAACGCATCGCGCACATTACGAGCCATATTATCAGTGTCTTTTTTCGTTACCGATTCCAATGCAAGTTCGTTCAGACGATGACGAAGTGTGTGTGCTGCAATCTCCTGGATTGAAGTAGGTAAATCTTTAAATTCCATCGTCAACCTCATCAGTCAGAGTTTCTTGCTAACCAGCGATGCGCGCCAGCTTCGGTTTTAAACGTTTTACTTTTGGTATACGTCATCGCGGTGAACGTGCCGTCCTGGTTGGGAAACACGCCGTACACCAGAGATTCGTTGTTGCCAAGATCGATAGTATCCATGCTGACCTCATTTCCCCTTAACGCCGGGGTAGCGGAACAAAAACCTGCTGCATAGTTAAAGTTGAACCCTGCCGTCATGTTCTTACGCCTCGGGCTGGCTACTTAACCCCTGACCACTGCCTGGTAACTCGAAGTATTGCCCTGCGTGCTGTGGGGCGGGGTGGGTTGGTATGTTGTCAAGGTAACAAGAGTTACCGGAAAAGTCAATGAGATGTTGCAAAAGGTACATACAGGAGCGCAAAAAACCCGCAATGAATGCGGGTTCTGACTCAGTCTAAATATTGATGTATTTGTGAAACTTTACCTTTAATAGTGTAACCACCATTCAGTTCAATGGGTTTGTAAAGCGGATTCAGTGACAGCAGATAGATGTTTGGTCCGTCAATCGCAACTTTTTTTAGTGTTACGTTCGGCGTTCCTTCCAATTGGATTAAGATTATTTTTCCCACCAGTTCTCTAATGTTACTTGAGCATGGCGTGATCAGCACGGTAGATCCGTCGGGGATGGTTGGGAGGCCGTTAGAGTTCGTCATCGCATCTCCCTCAACGCGCAATAAAAAAGAGTTTTCAGCGGTTTTTGTCATGACATCAACCCAATTCTTAATACCAGGAATCTCGGTTACTGGGCAACTCATATCCCAATAACCAGCCTGTTCCCACGTTAAAACGGGCAACCGGGCGATGTTGTCACTAATGTAAAGGTACTGATTCAGACGCAGATCGTCGGTTTTATCGTGACCATCCTTTCCATAAAGAATCCATTCAGGAGATTTGGAAAGCAATTTTGACAGCAGATGCAAATTCTCACCGTCAGGTTTTGAAGAGCCATTTTCCCATTTTGTTACGGATACGCGAGATATGCCGATTGCTTTCGCAACCTGCTGTTGAGTTAGTCCAACGTCTTTTCGACGATTCCGAATACGTTCGCTGATAGTGTTTTTCATGTAACCAATGTTACCACCAAGTGATGTTACTGTGGTTGACATCTTTATGTAACTATTGTTACCCTTTTGTTCGAAATAACAGGAGAGTTTTATGTTCAAAGATGATGTTCTGCGCTATTTCAAAAAAAAGCGACTAGTAGCTGAGGCTCTTGGAATTTCACATGTGGCTGTTGTGCGGTGGAAAGCAGTTATTCCCAAACTTCGCGCAATGGAGCTGGATGAAATTACTAACGGTGAATTGAAATACAATCCAGAACTTTACAAGAAGCAGGATAGCACCTCGAACGAAGGAAAGAATGATTCATGAAAATCAAGCATGAACACATCCGCATGGCGATGAATGCCTGGGCGCATCCGGACGGCGAAAAAATACCGGCTGCGAAAATTACCAAAGCGTATTTCGAACTGGGAATGACGTTCCCGGAACTGTATGACGACAGCCATCCGGAAGCTCTGGCTCGCAATACTCAGAAAATTTTCCGCTGGGTAGAGAAAGACACCCCTGATGCAGTTGAAAAAATTCAGGCGTTGTTACCAGCGATCGAAAAGGCAATGCCACCTTTGCTGGTGGCCAGAATGCGCAGCCACAGTTCAGCTTATTTTCGGGAGCTGGTGGAAACGCGGGAGCGATTGGTGAGAGACGCTGATGATTTTGTCGCAGTGGCAATCGCCGGTTTCAATCAGATGAACCGTGGTGGCCCGGCAGGAAATGCTGTGGCAGTACATTGACTGACAATAGCCATATCGAATCGCTTCCGGCAACTCGTGAGTAAAAAGATTCGGTATCAGAAGAGGTGAGTATGGCTAACGCCTGGCTCAGATTATGGCATGACATGCCGAATGACCCTAAGTGGCGAACAATTGCCAGGGTGTCAGGGCAGCCAATTGCAACAGTGATGGCAGTGTATATCCACCTCCTGGTGAGCGCGTCACGAAATGTCACGCGAGGTCACATTGATGTCACGACAGAAGATTTGGCAAGTGCGCTCGACGTGACAGAAGAGGTAATTGATTCAATTTTGCAGACGATGCAGGGGCGGGTACTTGATGGTGATTTAATCACTGGATGGGAAAAACGCCAGGTGCTGAAAGAGGACAACGGCAATATTTCGCAAACCGCAAAATCTCCTGCAGAGCGCAAGAGGGCGCAGCGAGAGAGGGAAAGAAAGCGGGAACAAAATGGCGATTGTCACGGCGCGTCACGAAATGTCACGCACATGTCACGACGAGTCACGACAGATAAAGATACAGATAAAGATACAGATAAAGAAGATCAAAACACTATGGTCCATGGCGTAAAAAACGCCACGAACCAGGCAGGGGATGTTCAGTCCGTCAATCCTGGTCAGCCAGCAGGCACGACACCGGAAGCCGATTCAGCGTATGCGCTGAAAGCCGATTCGGGCGCTGTGCAGCAGGTGATGACCGCAAGGCCGGAGCAATCACTCCAACTGCAGCAGCCTGAAGCCGATTCCGCCATTCAGCGGGAGGCCGAGCGGGTAGCCCCGGAAAACACCGGGCAGCCTGTGGGACGAGTGGATTATCCAGAAGTGTTCGAACAGGTTTGGCGGGAATACCCGTTGCGTGCCGGGGCAAACCCGAAGAAATCCGCTTTCAGTGCCTGGAAGGCCAGATTACGCGAGGGGGTGCCACCAGAGGCCATGCTAGATGGTGTGAGGCGTTACGCAAGATACCTGGCGGCTACCGGGAAAACGGGAACGGAATTTGTTCAGCGAGCGACGACGTTTTTTGGACCGGACCGGAATTTTGAAAACCCCTGGTTGCTCCCGGTAAGCGGTACGAACAACCAGCGTTGCGTGAATCACATTTCTGAACCAGATACCGAAATTCCACCGGGCTTCAGGGGGTAAGTGTTTATTTCAGGTCACGAGGTAATTTTCAGGAGGACTTGTGGCAAAAGTTTTTACACAAGAAGAGCGAGAAAAAATTAAAGGGCAGGTTGTTGAACTCGTACGCCAGAGTGGGCGTGAGACGTTACGGCAACTGGAAGTCAAGACAGGTGCGACAAGATATCTGATGAGCGTTCTCGCAAGAGAGCTGGTTGCCAGCGGCGATGTATACAACTCTGGTTACGGGTTATTCCCGTCTGAACAGGCGCGTAAGGACTGGCAAAATGCCCGTAAAAAGCTCTCAAGGGCAAAGCTGAAGAAACCATCTGCGGTTGATCCGGACCTTATCTGGTCATTACCTGATGGAGAAATACGTCGTTACGACAGGCGTCATAATATAATTTGTACTGAGTGTCGTAAAAGCGAAGTTATGCAGCGCATATTGTCGTTTTATCAGGGGGATGTTCGGTATTTATTGAAGTGACGAGATTAAAATGCATTAGTTAAGATGTGAATTGACATTTTGTGGCACAGGATAGAGCTAGCGTGGTTGTCCGCTTTGTGCCAAAAGCGGACGTTAAGCTTACCAACTCATATTTTAAGGTCATAGGTGCGTATAAACGAAGTACCACGCTTAGGAGTAGTGAATTTACAGACTTACAAAATCATTTATTTCAGGCCAATTTATGTAATGGCATAATCAGGTTGGTGAAAGAGAGGGCTGAAATGGATAAAAAATCTAAAAATCAGATAGTAGATAGCGATATTGCACGTTTATTGCTTAAACATAGGAAGGCTCGCAATTTGACTGTAACAGAGCTTGCTCAACGATCGGGCGTCAGTCAGGCCATGATTAGTAAGATTGAACGAGGCATCTCCAGCCCTAGTGCAACTATCCTTAGCCGCCTGGCCAACGCCATGAATGTAACGCTATCTAAACTCTTTGCAGAGCTTGAGCAACATCAGAATTCTCTGGTTCGTTTTGCTCATCAGCAACAGCACTGGACGGATGAGCAATCAGGCATCACTCGTTGGTCTTTGTCTCCTGCGGGGGCATGCCCGGAACTGATCAAAGTTGAAATTCCTGCAATGGGTGAGTTGACGATACCCGCCTCCGCAAATGAGCATCTTTCCGGGCAAACGCTTTGGGTGATGAGTGGTAGCCTTGATTTTCGAGTCAAAAATCAGACCCATCATTTACGTGCCGGTGACTGTCTTGCCCTTACCTTTGCAAGCGAGTACCAAATGAGCAATCCAGATAGTGAGCAGAGCTGTTCTTACATCGTGGCTTTTAGCCAAAAAAATCAATGATATCTTCTCTGCCACATTGGTTACATGTTATTGGCCATTCTCAGATGCAACAAGGGGTATGGCCTTCCCTGATTATCCAGATCGGAACGCCCTGATACCTGAAACCCCATATGCTGATAAAACCCTACAGCCTGCTGGTTTTGTTCATTTACATCAACGCTTAGCTCTGGATGCAGCGCCAGTGCATGAGAGATCAAACGTTTTCCGACGCCAAGTCCGCGAGCAGAGCCTGCTACAAAAAGTGCCTCCAGATGGCCCTTATGCAAAAACATAAATCCTAGCGGTTGGTCATCCTGATTTGTTGCAACCCATACAGGAGTTTCTGAGAAAAAGCCGACAACTTCTTTTTCGATTTCTTGTCGGTCATGACCTGTAAGAAAGTCGTGGGTAGCATCCACTGAACTCTTCCAGATTTGTATGATCTCATCTGCTTCAGATGGTCGTGACATTCTGATATCTAACATTTTTCAACCTTAGAGTGAACTTTATTTTGTGTAATAACGAACGAAAAGAACTTACTTTAATTTACTATAGTAAAATGATATTCACAATAGTATTTGTGATTTCTATGCCTTATCAACGTGATGAGAAGTGCTAAGTTAGTCTGATCCTCTTTATCATCATCAACGACAATGTTCCTGAGCTTTATCACATTGAATGTCCGCTTCTCGCTCAAAGCGGACTAGAAGGTTAGCTTGCGTCGGACTTGGCGTATTTAAAGAAGTGCTGGTGGTGACTGGTTGTCGTGTTCCATTTCTACAGAACAAAATCACAGAAACTATACCCAATAGTTGTATTGAATCACTGACGAGACAGCCTCATATTTATCAGGACTGGTGTACGTCCAATACAGGAGGTTGTGGTGCTGGTTCTCAAATGTGCGCTGGCTATTGCTGCTGTAATGGCAATTTATTGCCTTGCTGTTGTTCTTATGGATCGCCTTTCTGACTGATTTCATATTGGCGAGGTAACGGTAGTTAAGTAGAATGGCTGTGGGTGCTTGAGGCTATCTGCCTCGGGCATGAACACCAACGGCAGATAGAGAAAAGCCCCAGTTAACATTACGCGTCCTGCAAGACGCTTAACATTAATCTGAGGCCAATTTCATGCTAGACACATGTAGGTTAGCCTCTTACGTGCCGAAAGGCAAGGAGAAGCAGGCTATGAAGCAGCAAAAGGCGATGTTAATCGCCCTGATCGTCATCTGTTTAACCGTCATAGTGACGGCACTGGTAACGAGGAAAGACCTCTGCGAGGTACGAATCCGAACCGACCAGACGGAGGTCGCTGTCTTCACAGCTTACGAACCTGAGGAGTAAGAGACCAGGCGAGGGAGAAATCCCTCGCCACCTTTGATGTGTCAGGCATCCTCAACGCACCCGCACTTAACCCGTTTCGGCGGGTTTTGTTTTTTCCTGGCATTCTGGTTTACAATTCGCACGCCAGCCTGAACAACTGGCACCTGCTGCGCCAGCAGAGACAGCCGATGGCGCACGATACCAAATTACACTATTCTGATGATTCTGCCGTCTTTGCCAGCAGGTGTGGACGGCGTTTTCACGCATTCAAATCGGACTGGTTCCAGCATCCTCCATGCACTGAAGAGCAGGCTGAATGGATAATTCAGTGTTACCGCAGGCGCGGATACGAGGTTAAGAAAGCCCTCAGCCTCGATTATCGTCACTGGATAATCTCCGTCAGGCTTCCTTACTCCGAACGCCCACCGCGTCCGTCCCGCACATTCCAGCAACGAATCTGGAGGTAACGTGCGGGTATTACTTCGACCTGTTCTGGTACCGGAACTCGGGCTGGTGGTCCTTAAGCCAGGTCGTGAATCCATGCAGGTATTTCACAATCCTCGAGTGCTGGTGGAGCCGGAACCGAAAAGCATGCGTAATCTGCCGTCCGGGGTCGTTCCTGCCGTTCGCCAGCCGCTGGTGGAAGACAAAACATTGCTGCCGTTTTTCAGTAACGCACGGGTGATTCGTGCTGCTGGTGGTGCTGGTGCATTGTCTGACTGGCTGTTGCGCCATATTAAATCCTGCCAGTGGCCACACGGCGATTATCATCACAGCGAAACCGTCATTCACCGTTATGGTACCGGCGCAATGGTGTTGTGCTGGCACTGCGACAACCAGCTGCGTGACCAGACATCCGAATCACTCGAGCAACTTGCTCATCAAAACCTGTCAGCATGGATGATTGACGCCATCGGTCACGCAATAAGCGGTACGCAGGAGCGTGAATTATCTCTGGCTGAATTATCCTGGTGGGCGGTCCGCAATCAGGTGGCGGACGCGCTACCGGAAGCGGTATTACGTCGTTCGCTGGGGTTGCGTGCGGAAAAAATCCGCTCAATGTACCGTGAAAGCGACATCGTACCGGGAGAGCAGACCGCCACCAGCATACTGAAGCAGCGCACAAAAAATCTTGCGCCGCTGCCTCACGCCCACCAGCAAAACCCGCCACAGGAAAAGACGGTGGTCAGCATTGCCGTTGATCCGGAGTCACCGGCTCAGTATCTCCAGCGCCAGAAACCACAACGGGAAGAGATGCCTGTATACACGCGCTGGGTAAAAACGCAGAAATGCATGACGTGCGGTAATCAGGCAGATGATCCGCATCACATCATTGGTCATGGACTGGGAGGGATGGGAACAAAGGCTGATGATTTGTTTGTTATTCCGCTGTGCCGCAAATGTCATAACGAACTGCACGCCGGGGTAAAAGATTTTGAAGAAAAACACGGCAGCCAGCTGTTGTTGCTGATTCGTTTTTTAATGCACGCGAGAAATTCGGGTGTCTTGAAGTGGAAAGCATGAATGACTGAACGCATAGAATTTGTTTTGCCTTACCCGCCGACGGTGAATACTTACTGGCGACGTCGTGGCAACACATATTTTGTATCAAAAGTCGGTGAGCGTTATCGCCGTGATGTGGCGCTAATTGTTCGCCAGCAGCGGCTGAAATTAAACCTGTCCGGAAGGCTGGCGATAAAGATTATTGCAGAGCCACCGGATAAGCGCCGTCGTGACCTGGACAATATCCTGAAAGCACCACTGGATGCGCTGACGCATGCCGGACTTCTCATAGACGACGAGCAGTTTGATGAAATCAATATTGTGCGCGGTCAGCTCGTTCCTGGTGGGCGGCTGGGGATAAAAATCACAGAACTGGAGTGCGCATGAATAGCCAGTATTTACAGTTTGTGCGTGAGCAGCTCATTATCGCCACCGCTGATTTGAGTGGGGCAACAAAAGGTCAGCTTGAAGCCTGGCAGGAGAATGCCATGTTCGATACAGGGCGTTACAGGCGTAAAAAAATCCGGTACCGGGATGAGGTGACTGGAAAAATGATAACGCGGGATAATCCACCAATCCCGGGAAAACAATCACTGGCGAAGGGGACGTCAATTCCTCTGGTCAGTCCGGTTGAGTTTTCGACATCATCGTGGCGGCGGGCTGTTCTGTCTCTTGAAGAACATCATAAAGCCTGGTTGTTGTGGTGTTACAGCGGGAATATTTGTTGGGAATATCAGATCGCGATAACACAGTGGGCGTGGAATGAATTTAATACTCAATCCGGTACCAGAAAAATTGCAGGGAAAACGCAGGAACGCCTGAAAAAATTAATCTGGCTGGCGGCGCAGGCAGTAAAAGCAGAACTTTTGGGTGGGGAAGGTTATGAATACCAGGAGCTGGCATTACTGGCGGGAGTGACAACTAAAAACTGGTCCAAAACATTTACTCGTCACTGGGTTGCAATGAAACACATTTTTTACCGACTGGATAGTGAGGCTTTATTGTTTGTAATGAGAACACGTTCAAAACAAAAGGCGGCATTTTCAAAGCAAAGTGTTGCAAAAGTAGATTGAAAGGCATATATTTCATGCAAATCTGATATTTTGCCGATTTTGTACGTGATGGCAAAAGCAAACAAAACCCGCCCACAAGCGGGTTTTTTTGTGCCACTTATCTCGGATAGACATGGTGAATGCGCTGGTGGAGGAAGTAAGGGTGATTTTTAATCAGGTGATTTTTGAATGCTTGCAACATTGATTTCGTAACGTTATTATCCTGCACCCGGCCCTTTAGCTCAGTGGTGAGAGCGAGCGACTCATAATCGCCAGGTCGCTGGTTCAAATCCAGCAAGGGCCACCAACCGCCACTAGCTCATCAGGAAAGAGCGTCAACCCTTTAAGTTGAGTGTGCGAGGTTCGAGTCCCCGGTGGCGGTCCAGTGCCGACTTAGCTCAGTAGGTAGAGCAACTGACTTGTAATCAGTAGGTCACCAGTTCAATTCCGGTAGTCGGCACCATATGCGGGCATCGTATAATGGCTATTACCTCAGCCTTCCAAGCTGATGATGCGGGTTCGATTCCCGCTGCCCGCTCCAGTATTTATCTGCATATTTCCTTTTGAGTCCCGTTTTGTTAGAGGTATTGGGCTGTTGACGGGGCTGATATCCACTCTCCACCTTTCAGGGAGATAGGATTTAAGGAGCCAACCGGTTAGAGTCTGCTTTGTTCCTAACCAGTTGGTTATGTTATTTGAGATGGTTAGTTTTTATTCGCCGTCCATTTACCACAAATTGGTCTGGAGAAGATTGCCAGAATGGCAATAAAGGATATTTCAATTGAAACAGACCAGCATATATGTCCAATCAGTTCGCTCCAGAATTCATAGCCGTTTAGATTCCATAGCCACCCTCTTTCATGGCCGGGAAGATACGCGGGAAATCTGAAGCCCAGCGCGGGTATTAAAATACCATGCATGACTAATGTAATAAGAATTCCATATACAGCCCCATACCACATGCGGACTCGTGGAATAAAAACAGACAGGTATATGTATACAAAGGCAAAAATGAAACTAAAAAGCCAATGATAGAGCATAACAGCTCCGGGAATTGTTACTCCCTGGTAAATGTAATCCAGCGAGTGTGAATTTATTCCCAGAAAACCCAACCAGGCGTCGATATTCATTGCTGGTGGAGAAATTTCTCCGGCCATTCTTGGGGGCATGTTAGCTTCAGTTCCTGATTTCACCAGAGAGCTGATCGCGCCACCGACCAGTGTTGCCCAAAGTATGATTTTTAGATTTACGCTATTCCATTTACACATAAACAACCTCTTGTTTGTTGGGTTGGGGTTATCATACATGACTGCTTGTTGCGATTTTGTATCGCAATGTTTCTGTTTGTTGTCTTTTGTGTTGTTTGTCTCTTTAGTGTTCTGTGTGTGACTATGTACATTCTGTATAGTGGGGGCTCCCGTTGGTGCAGAGAATAACGAAATCTGAAAATAACCGTTTTCAGTTGTGGCGCTCGCAACAAAAGCGCATGCTGACTGTGCGAAGATAATCTCGCTGTGACGAGTAATCTCGAACGTCATTGTTTTCATTTATGCCAGCTACCCAAAGCTGGCTTTTTTTGAGGTCTGCTCCGGCAGGCTTTTTTTATTCCGGCATATATAACTATGGAGTATTGCGACAACCTGATAAAAGTCTGCATATCGCGATCCAACGGTAGAAGCGATAAACGGGCTGAGCGATATGTTTCCAGAGGAGAAGAGGTTGAGCGATACGAAGAAACAGCTAAGTATATTAAGAGAATGTTAATGTGCTTCATTGCTGATCAGAAGCTATCGGGATAATCATCAGTTTTTTGTATTGAGGCTCGCTACGGCGGGCCTTTTTCACATCCGCGTCACGCCCGGCGCACATCACATCAGATAACGCTATACAAAAGGCATCTTCGGGTGCCTTTGATGGGGGGGCGGGCCGCTGGTGGCTTTTTTTGTTTCCATTACACAGCCCCCGCATCTGCGAGGTGGGGTTATGAAATCCATGGATAAGTTAACAACGGGTGTCGCCTATGGCACCTCAGCAGGTAGTGCCGGGTACTGGTTTTTACAGTTGCTCGATAAAGTCACGCCCTCACAGTGGGCGGCAATAGGTGTGCTGGGTAGTCTGGTATTTGGCTTGCTGACGTATCTGACAAACCTTTATTTCAAGATTAAAGAAGATAAGCGTAAGGCTGCGAGAGGTGAATAATGTCGCCATCATTACGCAAGGCTGTTGCTGCTGCTATTGGTGGTGGGGCTGTTGCCATAGCGTCTGTGCTCATCACTGGTCCGAGTGGTGACGATGGTCTGGAAGGTGTCAGCTACATACCATACAAAGATATCGTTGGCGTATGGACTGTATGTCACGGACACACCGGAAAAGACATCATTCCCGGTAAAACGTATACCGAAGCAGAATGCAAAGCCCTCCTGAATAAAGACCTTGCCACGGTCGCCAGACAAATTAACCCGTACATCAAAGTCGATATACCGGAAACAACGCGCGGCGCTCTTTACTCGTTCGTTTACAACGTGGGTGCTGGTAATTTCAGAACATCGACGCTTCTTCGCAAAATAAACCAGGGCGATATCAAAGGCGCATGTGATCAGCTACGGCGCTGGACATACGCTGGCGGTAAGCAATGGAAAGGACTGATGACTCGCCGTGAGATTGAGCGTGAAGTCTGTTTATGGGGGCAACAATGAGCAGAGTTACCGCGATTATCTCCACACTGGTTATCTGCATCATCGTCTGCCTGTCGTTGGCGGTCAATCATTACCGTGATAATGCCATCGCCTACAAAGAACAGCGTGATAAAAAAGTCAGTGAGCTGAAGCAGGCGATCGCCACCATCGCTGACATGCAGCAGCGTCAGCGTGATGTTGCTGCGCTAGATGCAAAGTACTTGAGAGAATTAGCCAATGCGAAAGCTGAAAATGAAACTCTGCGCGCTGATGTTGCCGCTGGTCGTAAGCGCCTGCGGGTCAATGCCAGTTGCTCCGCAGCCGTGCGTGAGGCCACCGGCCCCACCCGCGTGGATAATGCAACCAGCCCCCGACTGGCAGACACCGCTGAGCGGGATTATTTCACCCTCAGAGAACGGCTGATGACAATGCAAAAGCAACTGGAAGGGGCACAGGAATATATCCGTACCCAGTGTATACCGTGATGTTTTGTTATAAAGGTGTTGATGGTTGTGTTAGGGGGGATTTAACAAAAAGCCAGTTCCGGACTTTATAGTGTGCTCAGATCATGGCCAAAAACGATTTCTGTGATAAATATTTTGAATATTATTTACAGGTAAATGACGTGGGTCGCATGAATGAAAATATTACAATAGAGTATTAAGTATATGTTCATATTGTATGGGCTGAGAAGGCAAAACACGGTAATTCCTTATGTTGCTATGATACTTGATTGGCAGAATAGTTATTTGGTCTTGAGTATATAGTCAGCGTTTTTTGTTCAGTAATAGTTCTTTCAGTAAAAAACAATAAATAGCGTGATTATTTCTGTTTGTTATTTATATTTTTGTTTGTTGTTTATATTTTTGTTTGTTGTTTTATTGTCTTTCTGTGGAGGGGGGAGTATTGTTCCCTTATTAAGGGCAGGTAAATTTAGAATGGTAATCTGTAGATAATTGGAGGTCACTTATGCTACATGATCACCTGGCTGAATGTCTGGAGAAAAAAGGACTGTACCGGAGAGCGGCTGAACGATGGGCAAAAGTGATGGTACAGCTAAGTGATGATCAGAAAAGAAAAATCGCGGCACAGAAACGAGCAGAGTGTTTGCGTAAGGCGCGCCGGACTTCGGTTGCACCGGTGAATCTGACAGAAATAAAGCAAGCGGTCAACAGACTACATTCTGAGTTGGGAATGGGATTTGAAGAGCGGCGGATATTCCGACGATATAAAGGGACAGGAGAACAGAATACGTCCGGAAACGCGCGGTCAAAAAAATGCTAAAAAATATCTGAGAAAGTTATTGCCTGTTACCATAATAAAAAGCGACTTTAGTAGTCGCTTTTTGTGTCATATATACGTCGTTTAAGTAAACCTGTCTGAACAGGTGCTCTGGTCGTGTTTGTTTTTGTTGGGTACAAATTGAGAATGTTTTTCATTAATTAGTCTTCTTCAGCAGACTTCAATAATCCACGCTGAAAAAATTCCTGAACCTTTCTGACCAAAAGCGATGTTAATTTGTTCAATCATCTGGTTTGGAAATCGGATGTTGAGGGCTGTTGTTCTGCGGGTTCTGTTCTTTGATGACATAATGTTGCCCCATATTCAGTGTTGCTGGTTTGTATTTTCTGAAGTTGCTTTTACGTTAATTTGATGTGGATCAATTGATGCAATGCCTGCGTCATAATTGATCATTTCTTGTGGTTAGATTGCGTACACACACGTTCTGATGAGTCATCATGCAGATGATAACTATTCTCATTTTTTGTGGGTCCTTTCCGGCGATCTGACAGGCTACGGGGCGGAAGGCGCGCGGATTTTCGCTATTTATGAAAATTTTCCGGTTTAAGGCGTTTCCGTTCTTCTTCTCCGTAACGTCATGTTTTTATTTAAAACCCCCCCTGAAAAGAAAGGAAACGACAGGTGCTGAAAACGGGCTTTTTGGCCTCTGTCGTTTCCTTTCTCTGTTTTTGTCCGTGGAATGAACAATGGAAGTCAACAAAAAGCAGCTGGCTGACATTTTCGGTGCGAGTATCCGTACCATTCAGAACTGGCAGGAGCAGGGAATGCCCGTTCTGCGAGGCGGTGGCAAGGGTAATGAGGTGCTTTATGATTCTGCCGCCGTCATAAAATGGTATGCCGAAAGGGATGCTGAAATTGAGAACGAAAAGCTGCGCCGGGAGGTTGAAGAACTGCGGCTGGCCAGCGAGGCAGATCTTCAACCCGGAACACTTGAATTTGAGCGCCATCGCCTGACTCGTGCTCAGGCGACGGCGCAGGAACTGAAAAATGCCAAAGAATCGGCTGAAGTGGTGGAAACCGCATTCTGTACTTTCGTGCTGTCGCGTATAGCAAGGGAAATATCCAGTATTCTCGACGGTATTCCTCTGTCGGTGCAGCGACGTTTTCCTGAGCTGGATAACCGGCATGTTGATTTCCTGAAACGGGATATCATCAAAGCCATGAACAAAGCAGCCGCGCTGGATGAACTGATACCGGGGTTGCTGAGTGAATATATCGAACAGTCAGGTTGACAGGCTGCGGCATTTTGTCCGCGCCGGGCTTCGTGCCCTGTTCAGGCCGGAGCCACAGACCGCCGTTGAATGGGCGGATGCCAATTATTATCTCCCGAAAGAATCCGCATACCAGGAAGGGCGCTGGGAAACACTGCCCTTTCAGCGGGCCATCATGAATGCGATGGGCAGTGACTACATCCGTGAGGTGAATGTGGTGAAGTCTGCCCGTGTTGGTTATTCCAAAATGCTGCTGGGTGTTTATGCCTACTTCATAGAGCATAAGCAGCGCAACACCCTTATCTGGTTGCCGACGGATGGTGATGCCGAGAACTTTATGAAAACCCACGTTGAGCCGACTATTCGTGATATTCCGTCGCTGCTGGCGCTGGCCCCGTGGTATGGCAAAAAGCACCGGGATAACACGCTCACCATGAAGCGTTTCACCAATGGGCGTGGCTTCTGGTGCCTGGGCGGTAAAGCGGCAAAAAACTACCGTGAAAAGTCAGTGGATGTGGCGGGTTATGATGAACTTGCTGCCTTTGATGAGGATATTGAACAGGAAGGCTCTCCGACGTTCCTGGGCGATAAGCGTATTGAAGGCTCGGTCTGGCCAAAGTCCATCCGTGGCTCCACGCCCAAAGTGAGAGGCACCTGCCAGATTGAGCGTGCAGCCAGTGAATCCCCGCATTTTATGCGTTTTCATGTTGCCTGCCCGCACTGTGGGGAGGAGCAGTACCTTAAATTTGGCGACAAAGAGACGCCGTTTGGCCTCAAATGGACGCCGGATGATCCCTCCAGCGTGTTTTATCTCTGTGAGCATAATGCCTGCGTCATCCGTCAGCAGGAGCTGGACTTTACTGATGCCCGTTATATCTGCGAAAAGACCGGGATCTGGACCCGTGATGGCATTCTCTGGTTTTCGTCATCCGGTGAAGAGATTGAACCGCCTGACAGTGTGACCTTTCACATCTGGACGGCGTACAGCCCGTTCACCACCTGGGTGCAGATTGTCAAAGACTGGATGAAGACGAAAGGGGATGCGGGAAAACGTAAAACCTTCGTGAACACCACGCTCGGTGAGACGTGGGAAGCGAAAATCGGCGAACGTCCGGATGCTGAAGTGATGGCAGAGCGGAAAGAGCATTATTCAGCGCCCGTTCCTGATCGTGTGGCTTACCTGACCGCCGGTATCGACTCCCAGCTGGACCGCTACGAAATGCGCGTATGGGGATGGGGACCGGGTGAGGAAAGCTGGCTGATTGACCGGCAGATTATTATGGGCCGCCACGACGATGAACAGACGCTGCTGCGTGTGGATGAGGCCATCAATAAAACCTATACCCGCCGGAATGGTGCAGAAATGTCGATATCCCGTATCTGCTGGGATACTGGCGGGATTGACCCGACCATCGTGTATGAACGCTCGAAAAAACATGGGCTGTTCCGGGTGATCCCCATTAAAGGGGCATCCGTCTACGGAAAGCCGGTGGCCAGCATGCCACGTAAGCGAAACAAAAACGGGGTTTACCTTACCGAAATCGGTACGGATACCGCGAAAGAGCAGATTTATAACCGCTTCACACTGACGCCGGAAGGGGATGAACCGCTTCCCGGCGCCGTTCACTTCCCGAATAACCCGGATATTTTTGATCTGACCGAAGCGCAGCAGCTGACGGCTGAAGAGCAGGTCGAAAAATGGGTGGATGGCAGGAAAAAAATACTGTGGGACAGCAAAAAGCGACGCAATGAGGCACTCGACTGCTTCGTTTATGCGCTGGCGGCGCTGCGCATCAGTATTTCCCGCTGGCAGCTGGATCTCAGTGCACTGCTGGCGAGCCTGCAGGAAGAGGATGGTGCAGCAACCAACAAGAAAACACTGGCAGATTACGCCAGAGCCTTATCCGGAGAGGATGAATGACGCGACAGGAAGAACTTGCCGCTGCCCGTGCGGCACTGCATGACCTGATGACAGGTAAACGGGTGGCAACAGTACAGAAAGACGGACGAAGGGTTGAGTTTACGGCCACTTCCGTGTCTGACCTGAAAAAATACATTGCAGAGCTGGAAGTGCAGGTGCAGACCGGCATGACACTGCGACGCAGGGGACCCGCAGGATTTTATGTATGAAAACGCCCACCATTCCCACCCTTCTTGGGCCGGACGGAATGACATCGCTGCGCGAATATGCCGGTTATCACGGCGGTGGCAGCGGATTTTGTGGGCAGTTGCGGGCGTGGAACCCACCGTGTGAAAGTGTGGATGCAGCCCTGCTGCCCAATTTTACCCGTGGCAATGCCCGCGCGGACGATCTGGTACGCAATAACGGCTATGCCGCCAACGCCATCCAGCTGCATCAGGATCATATCGTCGGGTCTTTTTTCCGGCTCAGTCATCGCCCAAGCTGGCGCTATCTGGGCATCGGAGAGGAAGAAGCCCGAGCCTTTTCCCGCGAGGTTGAAACGGCATGGAAAGAGTTTGCCGAGGATGACTGCTGCTGCATTGACGTTGAGCGAAAACGCACGTTTACCATGATGATTCGGGAAGGTGTGGCCATGCACGCCTTTAACGGTGAACTGTTCGTTCAGGCCACCTGGGATACCAGTCCGTCGCGGTTGTTCCGGACACAGTTTCGGATGGTCAGTCCGAAACGCATCAGCAACCCGAACAATACCGGCGACAGCCGGAACTGCCGTGCCGGTGTGCAGATTAATGACAGCGGCGCGGCGCTGGGATATTACGTCAGCGAGGACGGCTATCCTGGCTGGATGCCGCAGAAATGGACATGGATACCCCGTGAGTTACCCGGCGGGCGCGCCTCGTTCATTCACGTTTTTGAACCCGTGGAGGACGGACAGACCCGCGGTGCAAATGTGTTTTACAGCGTGATGGAGCAGATGAAGATGCTCGACACGCTGCAGAACACGCAGCTGCAGAGCGCCATTGTGAAGGCGATGTATGCCGCCACCATTGAAAGTGGGCTGGATACGCAGTCAGCGATGGATTTTATTCTGGGCGCGAACAGTCAGGAGCAGCGGGAAAGGCTGACGGGCTGGATTGGTGAAATTGCCGCGTATTACGCCGCCGCGCCGGTCCGTCTGGGAGGCGCAAAAGTGCCGCACCTGATGCCGGGTGACTCACTGAACCTGCAGACGGCTCAGGACACGGATAACGGTTACTCCGTGTTTGAGCAGTCACTGCTGCGGTATATCGCTGCCGGACTGGGTGTCTCGTATGAGCAGCTTTCCCGGAATTACGCCCAGATGAGCTACTCCACGGCACGGGCCAGCGCGAACGAGTCGTGGGCGTACTTTATGGGGCGGCGAAAATTCGTTGCATCCCGTCAGGCGAGCCAGATGTTTCTGTGCTGGCTGGAAGAGGCCATCGCCCGCCGCGTGGTGACGTTACCTTCAAAAGCGCGCTTCAGTTTTCAGGAAGCCCGCAGTGCCTGGGGGAACTGCGACTGGATAGGCTCCGGTCGTATGGCCATCGATGGTCTGAAAGAAGTTCAGGAAGCGGTGATGCTGATAGAAGCCGGGCTGAGTACCTACGAGAAAGAGTGTGCAAAACGCGGTGACGACTATCAGGAAATTTTTGCCCAGCAGGTCCGTGAAACGATGGAGCGCCGCGCAGCCGGTCTTAAACCACCCGCCTGGGCGGCTGCGGCATTTGAATCCGGGCTGCGACAATCAACAGAGGAGGAGAAGAGTGACAGCAGAGCTGCGTAATCTCCCGCATATTGCCAGCATGGCCTTTAATGAGCCGCTGATGCTTGAACCCGCCTATGCGCGGGTTTTCTTTTGTGCGCTTGCCGGCCAGCTTGGGATCAGCCGCCTGACGGATGCGGTGTCCGGTGACAGCCTGACTGCCGGAGAGGCACCCGCGGCGCTGGCGTTATCCGTTGATGATGACGGACCACGACAGGCCCGCAGTTATCAGGTCATGAACGGCATCGCCGTGCTGCCGGTGTCCGGCACGCTGGTCAGCCGGACGCGGGCGCTGCAGCCGTATTCGGGGATGACCGGTTACAACGGCATTATCGCCCGTCTGCAACAGGCTGCCAGCGATCCGATGGTGGACGGCATTCTGCTCGATATGGACACGCCCGGCGGGATGGTGGCGGGGGCATTTGACTGCGCTGACATCATCGCCCGTGTGCGTGACATAAAACCGGTATGGGCGCTGGCCAATGACATGAACTGCAGTGCAGGTCAGCTGCTTGCCAGCGCCGCTTCCCGGCGTCTGGTCACGCAGACCGCCCGGACAGGCTCCATCGGCGTCATGATGGCTCACAGTAATTACGGCGCTGCGCTGGAGAAACAGGGCGTGGAAATCACGCTGATTTACAGCGGCAGCCATAAGGTGGATGGCAACCCCTACAGCCATCTTCCGGATGACGTCCGGGAGACACTGCAGTCCCGGATGGATGCAACCCGCCGGATGTTTGCACAGAAGGTGTCGGCATATACCGGCCTGTCCGTGCAGGCTGTTCTGGATACCGAGGCTGCAGTGTACAGCGGTCAGGAGGCCATTGATGCCGGACTGGCTGATGAACTTGTTAACAGCACCGATGCGATCACCATCATGCGTGATGCACTGGATGCACGTAAATCCCGTCTCTCAGGAGGGCGAATGACCAAAGAGACCCAATCAACAACTGTTTCAGCCACTGCTTCGCAGGCTGACATCACCACCGTGGAGCCTGCGAAGGAGGGCGAAAACGCCAGCGCGGCGCAGCCGGACGTGAACGCGCAGATCACCGCAGCGGTTGCGGCAGAAAACAGCCGCATTATGGGGATCCTCAACTGTGAGGAGGCCCACGGACGCGAAGAACAGGCACGCGTACTGGCAGAAACCCCCGGAATGACCGTGGAAACGGCCCGCCGCATTCTGGCCGCAGCACCACAGAGTGCACAGGCGCGCAGTGACACTGCGCTGGAGCGTCTGATGCAGGGTGCACCGGCACCGCTGGCTGCAGATAACCCGGCATCTGATGCCGTTAACGATTTGCTGAACACACCAGTGTAAGGGATGTTTATGACGAGCAAAGAAACCTTTACTCATTACCAGCCGCTGGGTGGCAGTGACCCGGCACATACGGCAACCGCGCCCGGCGGATTGAGTGCGAAAGCGCCTGCAATGACCCCGCTGATGCCGGACACCTCCACCCGTAAGCTGGTTGCGTGGGATGGCACCACCGATGGTGCTGCTGTTGGCATTCTTGCTGTTGCTGCTGACCAGACCAGCACCACGCTGACGTTCTACAAGTCCGGCACGTTCCGTTATGAGGATGTGCTCTGGCCGGAGGCTGCCAGCGACGAGACGAAAAAACGGACCGCGTTTGCCGGAACGGCAATCAGCATCGTTTAACCTGACCCTTCATCACTAAAGGCCGCCTGTGCGGCTTTTTTTACGGGATTTTTTTATGTCGATGTACACAACCGCCCAGCTGCTGGCGGCAAATGAGCAGAAATTTAAGTTTGATCCGCTGTTTCTGCGTCTCTTTTTCCGTGAGAGCTATCCCTTCACCACGGAGAAAGTCTATCTCTCACAAATTCCGGGACTGGTAAACATGGCGCTGTACGTTTCGCCGATTGTTTCCGGTGAGGTTATCCGCTCCCGTGGCGGCTCCACCTCTGAATTTACGCCGGGATATGTCAAACCCAAGCATGAAGTGAATCCGCAGATGACCCTGCGTCGCCTGCCGGATGAAGATCCGCAGAATCTGGCAGACCCGGCTTACCGCCGCCGTCGCATCATCATGCAGAACATGCGTGACGAAGAGCTGGCCATTGCCCAGGTCGAAGAGATGCAGGCCGTTTCTGCCGTGCTTAAGGGCAAATACACCATGACCGGTGAAGCCTTCGATCCGGTTGAGGTGGATATGGGCCGCAGTGAGGCGAATAACATCACGCAGTCCGGCGGCACGGAGTGGAGCAAGCGTGACAAGTCCACGTATGACCCGACCGACGATATCGAAGCTTATGCGCTGAACGCCAGCGGTGTGATTGATATCATCGTGTTTGATCCGAAAGGCTGGGCGCTGTTCCGTTCCTTCAAAGCCGTCAGGGAGAAGCTGGATACCCGTCGTGGCTCTCATTCCGAGCTGGAGACAGCGGTAAAAGACCTGGGCAAAGTGGTGTCTTATAAGGGAATGTATGGCGATGTGGCCATCGTCGTATATTCCGGACAGTACGTGGAAAACGGCGTCAAAAAGAACTTCCTGCCGGACAACACGATGGTGCTGGGTAACACTCATGCACGCGGTCTGCGCACTTATGGCTGTATTCAGGATGCGGATGCATTGAGTGAGGGTATTAATGCGTCTCCCCGTTATCCGAAAAACTGGAAGACATCCGGCGATCCGGCGCGAGAGTTCACCATGATTCAGTCAGCACCGCTGATGCTGCTGGCTGACCCTGATGAGTTCGTGTCCGTACAACTGGCGTAAAAATGGCCCTTCGGGGCCATTTTTTCTCTGTGGAGGAGTCCATGACGAAAGATGAACTGATTGCCCGTCTCCGCTCGCTGGGTGAGCAACTGAACCGTGATGTCTGCCTGACGGGGACGAAAGAAGAACTGGCGCTCCGTGTGGCAGAGCTGGAAGAAGAGCTTGATGACACGGATGACACTGCCGGTCAGGACACCCCTCTCAGCCCGGAAAATGTGCTGACCGGGCATGAAAATGAGGTGGTATCAGCGCAGCCGGGTACCGTGACTGATACGGCTGCTCTGGTCACGGTCGTGGCACTGGTGACGCTGCATACTGATGCACTTCACGCCACGCGGGATGAACCTGTGGCATTTGTGCTGCCGGGAACGGCGTTCCGTGTCTCTGCCGGTGTGGCAGCTGAAATGACAGAGCGCGGCCTGGCCAGAATGCAATAACGGGAGGCACTGTGGCTGATTTCGATAACCTGTTCGATGCTGCCATTGCCCGCGCCGATGAAACGATACGCGGGTACATGGGAACGTCAGCCACCATTACATCCGGTGAGCAGTCCGGTGCTGTGATACGTGGTGTTTTTGATGACCCTGAAAATATCAGCTATGCCGGACAGGGCGTACGCGTTGAAGGCTCCAGCCCGTCCCTGTTTGTCCGGACTGATGATGTGCGGCAGCTGCGGCGCGGCGACACGCTGACCATCGGTGAGGAAAACTTCTGGATAGACCGGATTTCGCCGGATGATGGCGGAAGCTGTCATCTCTGGCTCGGGCGGGGCGTACCGCCTGCCGTAAACCGTCGCCGCTGAAAGGGGGATGTATGGCCATACAGGGTCTTGAGCAGGCCGTTGAAAACCTCAGCCGTATCAGCAAAACGGCGGTGCCCGGTGCCGCCGCAATGGCCATTAACCGCGTTGCTTCATCCGCGATATCTCAGTCGGCGTCACAGGTTGCCCGTGAGACAAAGGTGCGCCGGAAACTGGTAAAGGAAAGGGCCAGGCTGAAAAGGGCCACGGTCAAAAATCCGCAGGCCAGAATCAAGGTTAACCGGGGGGATTTGCCCGTAATCAGGCTGGGGAATGCGCGGGTTGTCCTGTCCCGCCGCAGGCGTCGTAAAAAGGGGCAGCGTTCATCCCTGAAAGGTGGCGGCAGCGTGCTTGTGGTGGGAAACCGTCGTATTCCCGGCGCGTTTATTCAGCAACTGAAAAATGGCCGGTGGCATGTCATGCAGCGTGTGGCCGGGAAAAACCGTTACCCCATTGATGTGGTGAAAATCCCGATGGCGGTGCCGCTGACCACGGCGTTTAAACAGAATATTGAACGGATACGGCGTGAACGTCTTCCGAAAGAGCTGGGCTATGCGCTGCAGCATCAACTGAGAATGGTAATAAAGCGATGAAACATACTGAACTCCGTGCAGCCGTACTGGATGCACTGGAGAAGCATGACACCGGGGCGACGCTTTTTGATGGTCGCCCCGCTGTTTTTGATGAGGAGGATTTTCCGGCAGTTGCCGTTTATCTCACCGGCGCTGAATACACGGGCGAAGAGCTGGACAGCGATACCTGGCAGGCAGAGCTGCATATCGAAGTTTTCCTGCCTGCTCAGGTGCCGGATTCAGAGCTGGATTCGTGGATGGAGTCCCGGATTTATCCGGTGATGAGCGATATCCCGGCACTGTCAGATTTGATCACCAGTATGGTGGCCAGTGGCTATGACTACCGGCGCGACGATGATGCGGGCCTGTGGAGTTCAGCCGATCTGACTTATGTCATTACCTATGAAATGTGAGGACGATATGCCTGTACCAAATCCAGTAATGCCGGTGAAAGGTGCCGGGACCACACTGTGGGTTTATAAGGGGAACGGTGACCCTTATGCGAATCCGCTTTCAGACGTTGACTGGTCGCGTCTGGCTAAAGTTAAAGACCTGACGCCCGGCGAACTGACCGCTGAGTCCTGTGACGACAGTTATCTCGATGATGAAGATGCTGACTGGACCGCGACCGGACAGGGGCAGAAGTCAGCCGGAGATACCAGCTTCACGCTGGCGTGGATGCCCGGAGAGCAGGGGCAGCAGGCGCTGCTGGCGTGGTTTAATGAGGGGGATGTCCGGGCCTATAAAATCCGCTTCCCGAACGGCACGGTCGATGTGTTCCGTGGCTGGGTCAGCAGTATCGGTAAGGCGGTGACGGCGAAGGAAGTGATCACCCGTACGGTGAAGGTCACCAATGTGGGCCGTCCGTCAATGGCAGAAGATCGCAGCACGGTGACAGCGGCAACCGGCATGACGGTGACACCCGCCAGTGCTTCCGTAGTGAAAGGGCAGAGCACCACGCTGACCGTGGCATTCCAGCCGGAAGGTGCAACCGACAAGAGCTTCCGGGCGGTGTCTGCGGATAAAACAAAAGCCACGGTGTCGGTCAGTGGTATGACCATCACCGTGAAGGGCGTTGCTGCAGGTAAGGTCAACATTCCGGTTGTATCCGGTAATGGTGAGTTTGCTGCGGTTGCAGAAATCAACGTCACCGCCAGTTAATCCGGAGAGTCAGCGATGTTTCTGAAAACCGAATCATTTGAACATAACGGCGTGACCGTCACGCTTTCTGAACTGTCAGCCCTGCAGCGCATTGAGCATCTCGCCCTGATGAAACGGCAGGCAGAACAGGCGGAGTCAGACAGTAACCGGAAGTTTACTGTGGAAGACGTCATCAGAACCGGCGCTTTTGTGGTGGCGATGTCCCTGTGGCATAACCATCCGAAGAAGACGCAGATGCCGTCCATGAATGAAGCCGTTAAACAGATTGAGCAGGAGGTGCTCACCACCTGGCCCACAGAGGCGATTTCTCATGCTGAAAACGTGGTGTACCGGCTGTCCGGTATGTATGAGTTTGTGGTGAATGATGCCCCTGAACAGGCAGAGGACGCCGGGCCTGCAGAGCCTGTTTCTGCGGGAAAGTGTTCGACGGTGAGCTGAGTTTTGCCCTGAAACTGGCGCGTGAGATGGGGCGACCCGACTGGCGTGCCATGCTTGCCGGGATGTCATCCACGGAGTATGCCGACTGGCACCGCTTTTACAGTACCCATTATTTTCATGATGTTCTGCTGGATATGCACTTTTCCGGGCTGACGTACACCGTACTCAGCCTGTTTTTCAGCGATCCGGATATGCATCCGCTGGATTTCAGTTTGCTGAACCGGCGCGGGGCTGACGAAGAGCCTGAAGATGATGTGCTGATGCAGAAAGCGGCAGGGCTTGCCGGAGGTGTTCGTTTTGGTCCGGACGGGAATGAAGTTATCCCCGCTTCCCCGGACATGACGGAGGATGACGCAATGCTGATGACAGTATCAGAAGGGATCGCAGGAGGAGTCCGGTATGGCTGAACCGGTAGGCGATCTGGTCGTTGATTTAAGTCTGGATGCAGCCAGATTTGACGAGCAGATGGCCAGAGTCAGGCGTCATTTTTCCGGTACGGAAAGTGATGCGAAAAAAACAGCGGCAGTTGTTGAGCAGTCGATGAACCGGCAGGCGCTGGCTGCACAGAAAGCGGGGATTTCCGTCGGGCAGTATAAAGCCGCCATGCGTATGCTGCCTGCACAGTTCACCGACGTGGCCACACAGCTTGCAGGGGGGCAGAATCCCTGGCTGATTCTGTTGCAACAGGGCGGTCAGGTTAAGGACTCCTTCGGCGGGATGATCCCCATGTTCAGGGGGCTTGCCGGTGCAGTCACCCTGCCAATGGTCGGGGTCACCTCGCTGGCGGTGGCAACCAGTGCGCTGGCGTATGCCTGGTATCAGGGTGACTCAACCCTGTCTAATTTCAACAAAACGCTGGTCCTTTCCGGTAATCAGGCGGGACTGACGGCAGATCGTATGCTGGTCCTGTCCAGAGCCGGGCAGGCGGCAGGGCTGACGTTTAACCAGACCAGCGAGTCACTCAGCGCACTGGTTAAGGCGGGAGTAAGCGGTGAGGCTCAGATTGCATCCATCAGCCAGAGTGTGGCGCGTTTTTCCTCCGTATCCGGCGTGGAGGTGGACAAGGTCGCTGAAGCCTTCGGGAAGCTGACCACTGACCCGACGTCGGGGCTGACGGCGATGGCGCGCCAGTTCCATAACGTGACGGCGGAGCAGATTGCGTATGTTGCTCAGTTGCAGCGTTCCGGCGATGAAGCCGGGGCATTGCAGGCGGCGAACGAGGCCGCAACGAAAGGGTTTGATGACCAGACCCGCCGCCTGAAAGATAACATGGGCACGCTGGAGACCTGGGCAGACAGGACAGCACGGGCATTTAAATCCATGTGGGATGCGGTGCTGGATATTGGTCGTCCTGATACCGCGCAGGAGATGCTGATTAAGGCAGAGGCTGCGTTTAAGAAAGCAGACGACATCTGGAATCTGCGCAAGGATGATTATTTTGTTAACGATGAAGCACGGGCGCGTTACTGGGATGATCGTGAAAAGGCCCGTCTTGCGCTTGAAGCCGCCCGAAAGAAGGCTGAACAGCAGAGTCAACAGGACAAAAATGCGCAGCAGCAGAGCGATACCGAAGCGTCACGGCTGAAATATACCGAAGAGGCGCAGAAGGCTTACGAACGTCTGCAGACGCCGCTGGAGAAATATACCGCCCGTCAGGAAGAACTGAACAAGGCACTGAAGGACGGGAAAATCCTGCAGGCAGATTACAACACGCTGATGGCGGCAGCGAAAAAGGACTATGAAGCGACGCTGAAAAAACCAAAGCAGTCCGGCGTGAAAGTGTCTGCAGGCGATCGCCAGGAAGACAGTGCTCATGCTGCCCTGCTGACGCTTCAGGCAGAACTCCGGACGCTGGAGAAGCATGCCGGAGCGAATGAGAAAATCAGCCAGCAGCGCCGGGATTTGTGGAAAGCGGAGAGTCAGTTCGCGGTACTGGAGGAGGCGGCACAACGTCGCCAGCTGTCCGCACAGGAGAAATCCCTGCTGGTACATAAAGAGGAGACGCTGGAGTACAAACGACAACTGGCGGAGTTAGGCGATAAGGTCGAACATCAGAAACGCCTGAATACACTGGCGCAGCAGGCGGATAAATTCGCACAGCAACAAAGGGCAAAACGGGCTGCCATTGATGCGAAAAACCGGGGGATGACAGACCGGCAGGCAGCGCGGGAAGCCACTGAACAGCGCCTGAAGGAACAGTATGGCGATAATACGCTGGCGCTGAATAACGTCCTGTCAGAACAGAAAAAGACCTGGGCGGCTGAAGACCAGCTTAACGGGAGCTGGATGGCTGGCCTGAAGTCCGGCTGGAGCGAGTGGAAAGAGAGTGCCACGGACAGTATGTCGCAGGTTAAAAGTGCTGCCACGCAGACCTTTGATGGTATTGCGCAGAATATGGCGGCGATGCTGACCGGCAGTGAGCAGAACTGGCGCAGCTTCACCCGTTCCGTGCTGTCCATGATGACAGAAATTCTGCTTAAGCAGGCAATGGTGGGGATTGTCGGGAGTATCGGCAGCGCCATTGGCGGAGCTGTTGGTGGCGGCGCATCAGCGTCAGGCGGTACAGCCATTCAGGCTGCTGCGGCGAAATTCCATTTTGCGACCGGAGGTTTTACGGGGACCGGCGGCAAATATGAGCCTGCGGGGATTGTCCACCGTGGTGAATTTGTCTTCACGAAGGAGGCAACCAGCCGGATTGGCGTGGGGAATCTCTACCGGCTGATGCGCGGCTATGCCACCGGTGGTTATGTCGGTGGCACCGGAAGTCCGGCGCAAATGCGGCGTTCAGAGGGTATCAGGTTTGAGCAGAACAACAACGTGGTGATTAACAACGACGGTACGAATGGTCTGCCAGGTCCACAGATGATGAAGGCGGTGTATGACATGGCCCGCAAGGGTGCCCGTGATGAAATCCAGGCACAGATGCGTGATGGTGGCCTGTTCTCCGGAGGTGGACGATGAAGACCTTCCGCTGGAAAGTGAAACCCGGTATGGATGTGGCTTCGGCCCCTTCCGTCAGGAAAGTGCGCTTTGGTGATGGCTATTCCCAGCGAGCGCCTGCCGGGCTGAATTCCAACCTGAAAACGTACAGCGTGACGCTGTCTGTCTCCCGCGAGGAGGCCACGGCGCTGGAGTCGTTTCTGGCTGAGCACGGGGGCTGGAAAGCCTTTCTGTGGACGCCGCCTTATGAGTGGCGGCAGATAAAGGTGACCTGCGCAAAATGGTCGTCGCGGGTCAGTATGCTGCGTGTTGAGTTCAGCGCAGAGTTTGAACAGGTGGTGAACTGATGCAGGATATCCGGCAGGAAACACTGAATGAATGCACCCGTGCGGAGCAGTCGGCCAGCGTGGTGCTCTGGGAAATCGACCTGACAGAGGTCGGTGGAGAACGTTATTTTTTCTGCAATGAGCAGAACGAAAAAGGTGAGCCGGTCACCTGGCAGGGGCGACAGTATCAGCCGTATCCCATTCAGGGGAGTGGTTTTGAGCTGAATGGCAAAGGCACCAGTACGCGCCCCACGCTGACGGTTTCTAACCTGTACGGTATGGTCACCGGCATGGTGGAAGATATGCAGAGTCTGGTCGGCGGAACGGTGGTCCGGCGTAAGGTTTACGCCCGTTTTCTGGATGCGGTGAACTTCGTCAACGGAAACATCGATGCAGACCCGGAGCAGGAGGCGATCAGCCGCTGGCGCATCGAACAG